TTAGTCCTTCAAAAGGGCAGCTTCCCTTGCTTCCATATCCTTGATCATCTGGTAAAGATATTTCAGCGCCGTATTCCCCTGGCTGGCCTGGTAATCCTTGCCATACTGATTTTCCGTTACCGCCAGCTTCAGCAGATCCAGAGCCTGGTCAGAGGAGTTCTGAGAAAGCTCCAATGCCAGGGAATGAACGGCATTGTTCAGCTCAGCCGCCACATCCCGCTCCGCATCCGCAGCCAGAGCCTGTCCGTAAAGCGTATCATAGAGGCCCGCCCGTTCCAGACGCTGTGCCGCATCACTGGCCGTACGGCGGAAGCTTTCTTCATAGCGGGGCTGCATCACCTGCTCCGCCAGCTTCACCGCATCAGCAAAACTCATGGCCTCCACCTTGGTTTCCGGCTTGACCACCGGCGTGTAGGAATCCTGCACCGTGTGGCCCAGCTTCTGGGAAAAGACCTCCTTCACGTTATCCTCCGTCACACGCAGGCTGCCGGCATTTGCCCCGATCAGCGGCGCCGCATCATAGCTGCCGCTGTAGTTATAGGTGGTCTGATTGGGGTTCATCCGCAGGCTGTCATAGGAACCATCGGCTTTCACATTGGTGATCAGATAGGTGCCGCCGCCGGTGACCACCTGATCGCCGGTTTTCAAGCCCACCGGGGCAAAGCCGTTGCTTTGTACTTTATAAATACCCATTGTTTACCTCCTTGTTTTTTCTTCTGTTTGTTTTCTGTTGTTTGCTTTTGTTGTTCTCCGGAAAAAGCAGAGGCCCCCTCCCACCCGGAAGGGAGCCTCTGCTCCAAACGATTTTATTCCGCATCGCTGCCTTGATACCGCAGGGCAATGGTGGGCAGGGCGGCTTTCGTATCAAAGCCCACCTGCACAGGGAAGAGCTTTTCCGCATCCCGCAGGCGGATATAATTGCTTCCCTCTATGTTCACTGCCCGAACCGAAATCAGTCTGTTCCGATCCAGATCCTGTATCTTCAGATCCTTGATTTCCATCTCTTCCTCCTCTCCGGGGAAGGCCGGTCTCCCATAGCCCATGATCCAGCTGTCCCGCAGGCCGCGGCTCCTTCGGTATACGCCATCCCCATTGCTGCTGTTCCCGGAAGCAGAGGTGTTCCCTTCGATGCTATAGAGTATGCCATCGGCCACCCGCTCCACGATGCCCACATGGTCACTGCTGCCGAAGAAAACCACATCCCCGGCCTTCGGCGCATACGCGCCCCGGGGGAAATAGCGTTCCTGCTTCTGGAAAAACGCCACGCCGTAGGGTACATAGGCAAAGCGGGGGATCACATCTCTGCTGAGCCCGGCCTGATCCGCGCACCAGCTCACAAACATGGCGCACCAGGGCTGATTGTTCATGCCATACCAGGCCCCATATTTCGTGGCATTGTTTGCTCCTTCCCGGTATCCAAGCTGGCTGCGGGCCACCCGCAGAAGCTCCTCTGCCCCGCTCATTTTTCCTCCCCTTTCTCTTTTTCCAGGCGTCTGCCCATCTGCTCCAGCTTTGTCCAGCCGTAGCTGGCCACAAATGCAGCCAAAAGCCCCTGGATCACCGCTGCGATGGCCTGATACCAATGAAAATCCAGCCCCTGGCTGGCATTGCTGTATACCATATAGGCCAGCGCAAAAACAATGCCGCTGACCATGGCCTGCAGATCCGTGGGAAGCTTTTTCAGCGCCCCCACATTCTTCGTGAGCTCTGTCACAACGCCGATCAGCAGCGCCAGAAAACCAATGGCCATCATGCTTTCCGAATACAGTGCTGTCATTTCCAGCATGTTCCCGCCTCCTTTCTCTTTGTTTCTCTCTTTTTGTTCCGCTCTTCTTTGTTTTTCTTTTTGCTTGCCTCTCAAAACATGTTCCTGCCCCAAACTATGCCGGAAGCATCGCAAAGGTACTTTTCTAAGTACGAAGGTGCAGAGATTCCAGCTCCCGGATGCGTTCTTCATTCTGGCTGACGGCATCCTCCACCCTGGTGATCCGCTCCACCAGGCTGTTGTGCTTGTTCACCTTTTCCTCCAGGGATTTCAGGCGATGCTCCACCAGGCGGTTGCTGTTCCGCACACCCATATAGCTGCCGCCCAGGGTGCCGCAGAGCGCCAGAACCCCCACAATAATGCTGCTCCAGTCCATATCCGTCCCCCCTTATGCAGGACAAGCCTCGCCGGTGATCTCTTCATACTGCGCTGCCGTGATCCAGCCTCGCTCCACAGCCCCATAAACACCATTCAGGCTGAGCTTTCCTGCGTCATATAAGCGTTTTACGCTGCCAAAAAATGCTTGGTTCATATCTCCAGATCCCCCAATTCCAAAAGTAAAAGCGTGTCCAGCGCAGCCTGGGTCTCCTCCAGCTCCGTGGGCTTGCCCATGTAAACCGTGATGTTGCCGTCCCGGGTATCCACCAGATCCCCCGCGATGCTGTACGCACTCAGCTCCCGGCGGATGGTCTCCTGGCTTTCCTGGCCTTCTTCATCCAGCACCAGGCTGTCCCATTCGTGGAAATAAACAGCCCCATCCACAAATTTCTCCTTCACCAGGGCCAGCTCCGCGCAGACCGTCAGCTTCTTCCATTCCCGTTTCCGATCCGGATAAGGCTGAACCGGCGCCTTGGGCTGTTCCGGGCATTGGAAGACCGTTCCGTCCGCGAATACGATTCGTTCACTCATTGTCTTTCCTCCTGTTCCTGTCGTTTTTTCTTAATAAACTGTCTCTACTTCTACTGCAACATCAAAATCCGGCATGGTGAAGCTTACCCGCAGGTCATCAAGCAGGCGATAATTTAGCTTTTCGCTCGGATCGTCGTAAGAGTTTACATCAATGATGGCGAAAATGCCGGTGTCAGGGCTTAAATCAACATCCACACTAGACCCTGCCGTGAAAGACCCATAAACCCCATCCGGGAAAACATCGGAGTTCCAGTCCTTGCCCCCATCAAAGATAGACCAAATTTTAACCAAATATGTCCCCCCCACGGCAGGAGGGGCTGATACCGTGGGTGCAAGCGAAAACGCCCTTCGGTTCATCCGCATATGTATCCCTCCTTTAGCCCAGGTTCCCCATGAGCAGCCATTCGTTCGCGCCCAGCTTTTTCAGGGAAACCCCGCCATATTGCTTCGCGATCATGTGGGTCGTCTCCGCGCAGCGGAGCGTCACCCCGCTGGCTGACTCGATGGTCACCGAACCGCTGCCATAGCGCAGGATCTCGATCTCCGTCCCAACGGGGAAAGCCGCACTACTGTTTGTGGGGATGGTGATCGTCCGGGCGGAGCTGCCTTCCACCTTTTGCAGGCTGCCTGCGTCCGTCAAAGCCAGCGTTTTGCTGGTTGTGACAGAGACAATTCGGGCGCTGGCCTGCTCGGGGCTGAGCTTGCTGTTGGCGTCCAGGCTGGCCAGGCCGTTTGCAGCTCCCTTTGCGCCGGGGGCCAGGTAATCCGTTCCGGCCGCTGCCGCCGAAAGTTTGCCGCCGCTGCCCTTGAGCAGCCCGCTGATGCTGCTGGTGGTCGCCGTGCTCACCTCGTTGGGTCCCGCCTGGCCCTGGGGGCCAGCCGGACCACTGTCACCGGTATCACCCTTTTCACCTTTTTCGCCCTGCGGGCCTTTGATGTTCACCGAGCCGGGGTTGGTCAATCCCTTATCATTCGTCCAGGATAAAACCCCGGCAACAGTCACAGAAGGTCGGAAAGTAGCCCCATCCTCGCCACCCGCACCGGCCGGGCCCTGGATACTGCCGTTGTTGATCCAGCGGCGGTTCACGCTGTCCCAGATATAAATATCATAAGGTGCAGCGCTGCCAACGCCATAAGCAGCGCCCACAGCAGGAGCGGGAACTGCACTCTGCAGCGCACTCAGGCTGGCATAATAGCCCAGGATCACAAAATCCCGGCCATCCGCACCGGCGCTGCCCTTCAGATTCACGCCCGCATAGCTTGCCCGGCAGAAATCCTCATAAAGCGTCTCAACCAGAAAGACCTGACCGTTATAAAGGATCAGATCCCCGGCAGAAAGGCTGGTCTCACTGGGAGCTTCCATTCCGAGCATATCCGCATAATAAAAATCTCCGTATTCCCCGTTCGGCGAAACAGCAGAAGCCATCCACCAGCGGTTTGCATCCAGGCCGGGGCTGCCTGCTGCCCCCCGCGGGCCGGTTTCCCCCACTTCGCCCTGGATGCCCCGAGGTCCCCGGGGCAGCTGAAAGTTCAGAACAGCCGCAGTTTCCGTACCCACATTGCTTACGCTGGCCGGGGAACCCTCTTCCCCGGTGCTTACCGAGCCGATGCGGATGGTGGCAGCCTTGCCCGCCGCGCCGCTGGGGCCTGTGGCACCGGCAGGGCCCATCAGGCTCAGATGCTTGTCCTGGCAATAACAGCCATCGCTGCTGACGCTGTAGATCTGATAAACGCCCCCCTCATAAAGGAGCAGATCACCAATCTTCACCGTATCTGCATTGGCCGCATCCAGGCCGCTCATGCTCTGATAAAGCACTCTCAGTATTTCCCCTTCGGAGTAAAACGTCCCACTCTCCGCAAACCACCAGCAGCTTCCGGCCTCGCCTTTTTCGCCCTGCAGAGCGCCGTTGTCCACCCAGCCTTGCGCCACAGCATCCCAGCAGTAATACTGATACGGAGCTGTATCGCCCACTGCATACATATCCCCGGGCTGGGGGGATCTGATGGACGTAGTCAGGTCTTCCAGGCTCGAAAAATACCCCAGAATCTGAATGCCGCTTCGCACCAGCCCCAGATCAAAGCTATATGTTGTCATCCTCTCCCCTCCTTTTTAATATGTCCCATAGGCAAAAATCAAATAAGAGCCACCAAAGCGGCTCCCACTGCTCTTTGCCCGAATCGTTATATCTTGCCCGTTGACTGTCCACGTCAGCGCATCCTGCTCCAGCGCGTAATAGTCCTCCTCCGTATCCATCAGCAGGTTCAGGTTATGGCTACCATCACTGCTGTAAAATGCTGAGCCAACGATGCTGTAAGTTTTGTCGTAGCTCAGATCCAGAGGGAGCATTGCCAGATAGCACAGCCCGGAAAACGGCAGATGGATATCGACCTCCCGTCCGGAAAGATACCTGCCTTCACAAAAAATCTTCACTGCCCCCACCTGTACCTCAGAAAAGAACTTTCCACTGTCCGGGTAGAAAAATTGTCTGTTTCTTGCAGGATAAACTATTTTTCTCTGCGTCTGCACCGCCTCAATGGTCTGATTCCCACTCAGATACTGCCCGGCCGGGATCACCTGCGCCTCGGTGCCCGGCACATAGGTAGCCGCCGTCTTGCTGATGATGCTGCCGCTGATCTTGTTGCCCTTGCCGTCAATGGCCTCTCTTCCCTGCAGAATATGGCCGGCCGCTGCCGGGTTGCTCAGCCTGGGCAGGCTGGAGCCACCGCTGCCGCCGCTGCCCATCACGATTCCTGTCATCTTCATCCTCCTCTCTTTCTCATCCGCTCTAAGGCAGAAGCAGCACCGTCAGGGGAATATCCACCGTGGGCAGGATCTGGTCGGCCTGCAGAACGAAGCTGCCCTCCTCCTGGCTCTGCAGAAAGATGCAGCCCTCCCGCCAGGCATTCCGCTGCTCCTCCGTGGCAAAGCTGCTGTGGCAAACCAGAAAATGATCCTCCGCAGTCAGCCCCTCCAGACTCACCCGGTTCCGCTTCGTGCTGCTGTCCCAGCCTGCCGCATAGACAAAGCAGCTCTTTGCCCCGCTTTTGGAGCTTTCTCCCATTGCTTCATCCACATAGGCATAAATATCCCTCTGCTTGCCCTGGGGGTCATATACACTGAGCTGCATATCTCCGCTGTCCCCCTTGGGGCCGCGCACATAGCCCAGATCATAGAGCTTCGTTTCCCCGCTCCCCTCTCCGGGTTCGCCCAGGCTGTAGATCAGGTGTCCATTCTCATCAATGTGAAAGGCCTCGCCCTGCACCTCGCTTCTGCTCAGCAGGTAAAGATGCCCGTCTGCCCCCACATAAAAGCAATACATGCCATCGCTGGTGCTGAGCACAGCATCCGCGCCCTTCAGCGCGCCGCTGTCCAGCTTGTCCTGCATGCTCTCGCCGTCGCTGAATTTGATCTGCGCTGCATTTCCCGCCTGGTTGGCGCTGATCTTTCCATCCGTCAGCGTCTTCAGCTTCTGCAAAACCGCTTCCAGATCCCCTTCCGGCATGCCGCTGATGCTGATGTTGTTCAGCCCACCGGCCAGTGCGTTCAGGTCTGCCATGATCTGCGCTGCATAAGCCCGGTTTCCGTCCCGGAATTGATAAGGCAGGTTGATCCTTGCCATAAAACGCCTCCTTTCGAATTCTCTCCTCAGAAATCTCTCTTTCGAATTCACTCTTCGGAAATCCCTCTCCGAATTTTCTCCTCGGATTTCTCTCCTCAGAAATCTCTCTTCGGAATTCTCTCCTCAGAATTCTCTCTTGTTCTTCTCTTAATCCGCATAGTCCACAGCCGTCATGCTGACGCCCATCCGGTTGCCCTTGGCCTTCCGTCTCTTGAAGACCAGGCCCAGACCATAGATGAGCAGCGGCTCATCCACATGCTCATCGCTGATGAAAAACCAAAGCCGCTTGGTCTTGCGCTTGATGGGCAGCTCCTTGGTGACGGTATCCTCCCAGCCCCAGTAAACCTGCCCGAAGCTGCCTTCCCCGTAGACCAGGCTTTCATCCAGATCCACAGCCCCAACCTCATAGGCGCTCTCCTTGTAATCCGCCTTCACCTGCACACGGAAGTGGGATTGCTCCTCCTTGTATTGCCGGGCCACCGCCACCACCTTCCGCAGACGAATGTCCCGGATCATGGCATTGGCCACGTCAAAGCCCTTAGTCACAGCCAGCACCGAAATGGCTGCGATCCCCCCGGTATCCGGGTTGATGTAGTGCTGGCTGTCCTTGTCGTAGCAGAGAATATAGCCGTTTTTGATCCCCAGATAGAGCTTCCCCTGATACAGGGAATAGCTTAAAGCGCCCTGGGTGAATTCACCGAAAAAGGCCTTCAGCCGGGGGTAATAGCGGTATTCCCGCACAGCCCCGCTCTTCTCTCCCTTCACGCTCAAAAAATAGCTGTTTTCCCAGGCCACGGCAAAGGCCTCAGAAATTTCCCCATCCGCAAAAAGCGCATCGGAAATTTTATGCTCCGAGATATTCTCCGCTGCCACAATGCTGCTGTTGCTGGGTACATACAGTCGGTAAACACCGTTTTCCCCCAGGTAATAGACACCGTTTTCCATGGTGACCACCGTGGAGCTCCAGCGAGTGCCGCAGGTGACGCTGAGCTGCATCAGCTGCACATCACTGCCGCCCTCCAGGTCCCAGCCGGAAAGGTAGTGAACGCTGTGCCGCTTGAAGATCAGCAGCCCACCGCCGTATTCATGCAGAGCCGTGATCCGGTCATCATTTTTGGTGTTCACATTGATGACCGAGCTGCCCGCAATCGCAAAGGGACTGCCGATCTCCGAAAACAGTACCTCATTCCCATTGGTGGCATAAAACCAGCGCTGCCCTCTCTGCTCCACAGCCACAGCAGAGCAGAGCTTCTGCCAGTCTCCGGCGCTCATATCTGCGGGCTGCTCCAGGGCAGAGACCCTGCTGCCGTCATAGCAGCTGATCTCACTGCCGCTGATCCAATACAGCTTGTGCGCGTGAATGAACCAATCCCGCAGCACCGGCACATCCGCAGAAACGATGATCCAGCTCTCATTGCCGCTGTCATAGCGATAAAGCCCCTGCTTGCCATCGTCCCCCCGGCTGAAGGCCAGGGTCTGCGTGGAGCCATCCGCCAGCGTCAGGTGGATCAGATGGCTGAGCCAGCGCTGAATGCCGCCCGATTCCAGCCGGGGCAAGGCGATCTCCGTGCCAAAGCTGCGGCAGATGCCGAAGCCCTCCCCGGGGACGATGTTCACCGCCCGGGAAAGCTGGTTGTCCTCCATATTGTCATTGGCTACCTCGGATAATCCGCCGGAAAAATCCCGGTAGCAGCGTAAGATTTTGCTCATATTCCCTCCTGCCCGCCCACCAGCCCAGCCCTTCTCTGTTTTGCTCACTCCGGAAGAAAGCGAAGCTGCCCGATCCTCCCATCAGGGAGAACCGGGCAGCCGCCAAAGGCCCGCAGGCCTGCTTTTGCTGCCTTATTCTTCCGGAACGTAGGCGCCGGTGATGACCATGTGGGTCTGGGGCAGGCGTACCTCCAGAGAGCATTCGGTCAGGAATTCATCCACGATGCCGTCCAGATCCGGGCTCTGAATGCCGACATTCAGCTTGGTATCACGGCCATCCAGATAGGCATAGCGCACATTCTCCGTATCCAGAACAAAGCCATAGCCTTCATAGACCGCACCCTCCAGCAGCGGATCATAGATCACCTTCAGATCGCCGTAGGTGGTGATCAGGTTCTTCACGCGCAGACCATAGGTATCGTTGCTCACATCAGTGACCAGCTTTTTGTCTGCCCAGCTGTTGATGGCAGCTGCCAGATTGGGGCCGGCGATGAGCAGCTTGTTCTGGGAGCCGTGGCGGAACACTTCCTTGGCCACCTTGATGTCAAAATTGCGGTAAGTCAGCGGGTTGCTGCTGCTGTCAAAGCTGACCTTGTTGTTGTCACCCAGCATTTGCACCAGGCCGCCCATGGTACGGCGGGCGCCGGAGCCGCTCAGATCCTCCTTGCGCTGACCAAAATACAGAGCTCTGGCAATGTCACGCTTGTGCTCAATGGAAGCCTTGCGGCGCTGATAGGCACGATCCTTGCCGCCGTGCAGCATGCTGGCTGCCTCAGTGCCGGAAAGGGCAATGGGTGTGCGGAAGATCTGGGTGAAGTTGTAACCCGTGCTTTCCTTGGTGGATTTCACCGTGCGCAGGCTGCTGTTTTCTTCCATGGCCGGGCCAAGGTTCAGCAGAGCCGCCTTGTCTGCGATGGCTGCCGCTGTGGTGGAGCCATAGCCACGGACTACGGTCAGGCTATTGTCGGAAACAGCAGTGACCAGCAGGTTTTCGTCGGTAGCAGGCAGCTTCAGCACATCACCCTCGCGGAAAATGGAACCGTCCGCTACAGTAATGCTGGTGGCGCTTGCACTGACGGCACCGTTTACAGAGGACCAGGTCTCCAGCAGATCATCCTCCAGCCATTCGAACTTCGGGTTAAAAACCACGCGGCTGTCCTTGCGCAGCACCTTCAAAAAGGTGAGAAAAGGGCCTTCGTTGGGATCCAGCAAAGCGATGTCTTTGGCCATATCCACCATGCGGCGTTCAGCTGCGATATTGCTTGTCATACGAGCTCCGGTAATGTTTGTCATAGTAAATACCTCCGTTTATTTGATATATTCTCCGGCCGGTCGTTTCCCGGCCAAAATTCCTTTTCTTTTCTCTGCCGGGGCTTCCCGGCAGTGATTTCCTCAAAAGTGTTTTGCGGCTCTGCCGCTACGCCGCTTCGCTGCTGCGCCGCTACGCTTAAAAAATGCCGTTGCGGCGAGCCTGTGCCATGGCGCGGATGATCTCCTGCTCCGGGGAAAGCGGTGCCGGGCTGCCGTGCCGTACCCCGGAGGGGGCCAGGCTCAGGCGGCGCTGTCTTTCTTTTTCCAGACGCGCCTGCTCCTGCTGGCCAGCCAGCAGCGCGGCCTCCATCACCTGCTGCAGATCATGCTGCGGCATACCATAAAGCTCCATGGCCGCGTGGCGCAGCATACCCTGGGGGTCCTTCTGCCACAGGCAGCAATCTCCATAGCGGCTGCTGATCTCTGCCATTTTCAGGATCAGCTCCTGCAGATTCCCTCTGGCCTGCGGCCACTGGGAGAGAACCTCCTGCTGTGCCAAAAGCCACAATCTTTCTTTTTCCGCCTCAGCCTCCGCTTCAGCGCCGGCCTCGGCAGCGCTGCGCAGAATAAATTCCTCTGCATTCATCTCCTCCGGCAGGGCAGCGCCGGGTCGGATCCCTCTTTCCTGCTCTGCCAGACGAGCCAAAAGGCCCTGGTCGCTCAGATCAAGAACGCCTTCATTCCCAAACAATGTCATATTTTTCCTCCTTTCTGAATCCGGCTCAATATACGTACCAGCCATCCACCGGCCCACGGGCCAGCTCCAGCCTGGCTTTTGCCAGATTCTTTCCCTGATAGTAATAGCTCAGCCATTTGCTGGCATGGGTGCTTTCCTCCCCATCCCCTTCGCTTTCCATATCCCAATAGCGGGATGCAGCGAACAAAGCCGGGAGGTAGTGCAGAGCGGGCAAAAGCTCGCTTTCCTCTGTGCCGTCCGTACCTGTCAACAGCCTGGGCATGCGCCGAAAATAGAGCTTTTTGCCTTTGGCCTCGCCCTCAAGCTGCAGCCGTCCATCCGTCAGGCGGCGAAAGGGCAGGTCGCAGCCAAGCAAAGTCAGCCAATCCTTTCCCGGCCGGATGCAGCCCTCCTCATCGGGCAGCAGCTCCTGGCTTTCGATGGGACCCAGGTCATAGGCCAGATCCAGCTGTGCCTCGTTGAACCACAAAGCCAGCTGGATGCTGTCCACCTCGTCACTGGTGCCGGTATAGACCTCGAACATCTCCCTCATCTGGTCAAATGTCATTTTTTCACCTCCTTTCTCCTGGGCAGTCAGCCCTCGCGCCCACTGCCCTCATAAAAACCGGCAGCAGCCTCCGCTTCCCACGAAAGCCCCTGCCGAAACTCTGTCATTTTGTGCGCCCTCCCGCCGGACGCCTTTTCTTTTTCTCCCGCCGCCACCCTCAGCCGTTTCCGGGCCGCTGCCCGCCCCTTCTCTTCGGCAGCCAGCCTTCGCGCCCACTGCCCTCATAAAAATCGGCAGCAGCCTCCGCTTCCCACGAAAGCCCCTGCCGAAACTCTGTCATTTTGTGCGCCCTCCCGCCGGACGCCCTTTCTCTTTCTCCCACCGCCACCCTCAGCCGTTTCCGGGCCGCTGCCCGCCCCTTCTCTTCTTTTAGTTCCCCTGTTTCTTCGCTGCCGCCAGCAGCAGAGCCAGCGCAGCAGCCGCCCGCATGGCCGGGTCTTCTTCCCCGGCGCCGGGTTCCGCCTTCGGCAATGTCCCAGCCGCCGCCTCAGCTCTCTCCTCCGGCAAGGCAGGCGCTTCCCTCTGCATCAGCGGGGCAGCGCCCAGCCCTTGCAGCTCCGGGGGAGAAGTCGCCATCGGCCCGCCTGAACTGCCCACAGCAGCGGGGCTTGCCTGTGTGCTGCGGATGCGGGGCAGCAGCTGCTCTGCATCCGCCATATCCAGCGTCTCCAGCACCCTGCGGAAAAGTCCCAGTCTGGCCCCATCATCCGCCTGATAGGCCGGGTCGCTCAGAGCCAGAGAATAGGCCTGCAGCGCCTTGTTTTTGTTCAGCTCCTTATTTGCCAGGGATTCCACCGCAGAGCCGCAGTAGATCACATCATAATCCCCGCCCAAATCGCCGGGATCCAGTCGAAACAGCTCCTCTGCCGGGTGATCCAGCAGGCGAAAGGCTCGTTCCTCCCGGAGGAACTGTCGGTCCATGGCAATAAATTTCCGCGCAATGGGCAGCATGATGTCCTTGATCACCGCGTTGACCACTGTTTTGAAGCGCAGAGAAGCATTGTTGTCTCTGGTCATGGTTGTGGTTGCGGTTTCATTGGCATAGCCCAGACCCATGATGATGTCGTAGCAGCCGGTGGCATCCTGCATATCCTGCTTGATGCCGTTTTCGTTGGCAAAGGCATCCGCAGGCAGGCCCTGCAGGTTGATCTCCTGCACATCGTCCATATTCTCCACCTGCAAAACGCCGTTCTGCCGCCAGATCAGGTCGGCATTGCTGAGCCCGCAGCCCTTCCGCAGCTTCCACATGCGCCGCAAAGACATGGAATTGTAATCGATGCGCTGGTTGCGGCTGGTGTTCAGCTCATCCTGCAGCCCGGCCAGGATCTCCGGCACGCCAATGCCGTAAAACTCCCCGGGCACCGGCACGAAGCAGCACTTATCATAGGGGTATTCCCCATGCCAAAAGGGATTTTCCTCATCCAGTGCGCACTGGCTGCGCCCCAGAATCACAACATGCCGCTGATCCTCCCAATAATGATGCACCAGATAAAGTCCGGGTTCCTCCGGGTCTGTCTCCTGCTGTTCTCCCTCCGGATCTCCGCTTTCCAGCTTTTCCCAGTCAATGTGAAATTGTCCCTGTTCCTGCAGATCCTCCAGCTGGCTGCGGCTCATGAATTCCCTGTGTCCCAGGTAGCGTGCATCCTCGATCTCCTCCGCTTCCGGGTCGATGAAAAAATCATCCAGAGGAATGGCAGAGACCATCGGGTCATCATAGATCAGCTCCCGCTCCGTCTGCACCCGGGTGCTGCGATAATGCAGCGCCTGTCCGCTTTGATCCAGCAGGGGCTTTCCATCTGCGCCCAGCAGCTTTTCCTCTGCCGTTCTGGCCCGGCGCAGCAGGCGGCTGCGAACCTTCCAGCCGGTATAGGTCACTGCCGTACCGTATACTACCAGGGAGCCCATCACCTGCTGGCTGATGAGCCGCGGCAGGTCCATGCGGTCATTCATCTGCCAATCCAGCAGCATCTGCACATTGGCAGCCTGCTGCCGATCCTCACCCTTTCTGGGCAGCGCCGCCACATAGGGCCGGGAAGCAAACAGGCTTTCTCCCACCCTGGCCTTGATCACCTCGCACTGCATAAAGGTCTGGGGGACGAAAAGATTGCTGCCTTCCCGCTTTCGTTCCGGCTGGGAGCGGTAGCGCCGCTCCCAATCCCGCCACTGTGGGCCGTATTTGCTGTCTCTTTCCTGCTCCGCCCTGCGGATGCGTGAAATGATGTTTTCCAGTTCCTTCTTTTCCATAAGAACCTCCTTATCGCTTTCTTTTTGAATCGCTTTCTTAAAACACACGGCAAAGCATTCTGTCAAATTACCTGCCGAAATCTTCTGCGCCTTTTCTTAAAGCCTTTTTTTGATGCACACCGCAGAAGCAGCTGCCTGAATCCACTTCTCAGGGCCGAAGCCCGCTCTTCATCCGGACTTCCCCCTCCGCAGCTCTGCTGCTTCTAATATCCCGTGGTGGAGCAGCTCCCGTAAAAATCCCGCCAATCCGCCTCCTGCAGCCGGGGGCCGTCCGTACGCTCACAGCAGACCGAAACCGCAATGGCCATGGCCATTACGCAGTCATCGTGACAGCCCGGCTGGGCATTGCTGTGCCCTTTCTCGTCATAGGCATAGCTCATGCACTCCCCGATCAGCAGAGCGTCCTGCAGGCGTTCCGCTCCTTCCCGGATCAGCTTCGCCAGCAAATTGATGGCCAGAGGCTTCGTGCGGGAGGTGGTGGAAAAGCCCCAGCGCTCGGAAAGCTTACCCGTATCCGGGTCACGCTGGCGATACATCCGCCCATAATTCTCCCGCCTGATGGCGTTGACCACCGCGATGCCGTGGTTATTGGCTTCCGGAGCCAGCAAAGCCCCCTGATAATAGCGGGCCAGCAGCACCGCTTCCCGCCCCAGCAGATCCGGGTCCATATGCCCCCGCCAGAGCGCAGCCAGCTGCAGACTGCTCTTCTCCACCACAGCCATGACGGACCAGTCCCCGCCGGCCAGACCCTCTGCCACATCCACACCGATCACATATTCCTCGCCGCTCCTTGCCTCCCGGTAGAGCCGCAGGTAGCTGCTGTCCTCCACAAACTGCGCCCGTCCGTTCTCCTCCACGACGCGCCCCAGCCTCGGCTCAGGGCTGGCCTGCTCGGCCCGGAGCAGGGCCCGCATATCAAAGACGGGCCGCCCGGAAAGGAGGAAGGCCTCCTCGTCATTGGCCGGGTATTCCTGGGCAAAGATGTTTTCATCTCCGCCGCAGCTGGCCCGGATGCACCAGTGACGCCAGGCCAGCTGCTGCCGGTCCAGGCCGTAGAGGGCAGCCAGAGCCTCTTCCTCCGGCGTGGGCAGAAAGTCCGCATCCTCCAGCCGATACTCCTCATGGGCCCACCAGGGAAAGAAAAGGGGAACAAAAGCCGATTCTCCGGACTTGGCCCGCCGCCACTCCTTATAAAAAGCACCGCCAACCCCGTTGGCAGTGCTTTCAATGATGATCATGGTATCCGGCAAATTCGGCACAGCCTGCATCAGGGAGATCAGCGTCTGCTCCGCATAAGGCCAGAAGGCCAGCTCCGAAAGGTGCAGATCCTGGATGGTGGCGGAGCGTCCTGCATCCTTGTTCCCGGCAGTCTCAATGAGGATGCGGCTGCGCAGTCCGGGCTCAGCCAGCTTTTCCTCCATCCGGCTGGAGGGGTTCTCAAAGAGCAGCTCCTTGGCGTTGCTGGTCTTTTTCATGGGGCGCTTAGCCGGGCTGCTCATCTCCCAGAACAGCTTGCTCTTGTTGAAGATATTGGTGGAAGCATCAGCCTTGTGGGCCACGATCATACCGTTGTGATTGGCCATGGTGGCTGCCCGCTGGTAGAAAAGAGCTGCCGTGGCGGTGGAGAAGCCGATCTGCCTGGCCTTGAGAATGATGATACGCACCGGTTGCCCTGCATCCCGCTGCCGCTGGATCTCCTGATACAGCCGCAGCTGCAGTGGGTTAAAGACCAGCGGCACCATCTGCCCGGCCTTGTTCTGGATCTTCAGCTCCTGCTGAATGTATTGCAAAGCATCTTCCTCCGCTTCAGCTCCCACATCGGGAGCTTTCTCTTCTCCCGCAGCGGCCTTTCTGCTCCTCTTCTTCGCCGGGGCTTTCTCTTCCCCAGTCTCCAACTCAGCAGCCTCTTCTCCCACAGCAGCCTTTCTGCCCCTCTTCTTCGGTGGAGCTTTCTCTTCCCCAGTCTCCAACTCAGCAGCAGCCTCTTCTCCCACAGCAGCCTTTCTGCCCCTCTTCTTCGGTGGAGCTTTCTCTTCCCCAGCCTCCAACTCAGCAGCAGCTTCTCCCACAGCAGCCTTTTTGCCCCTCTTCTTCGCCGGGGCTTTCTCTTCCCCAGTCTCCGGCCCAGCAGCAGCCTCTTCTCCCCCAGCAGCCTCCCTTCTCCTCTTCTTCGCCGGGGCTTTCTCTTCCCCAGTCTCCGACTCAGCAGCAGCCTCTTCTCCCGCAGCAGCCGCCTTTCTGCTCCTGCTCTTCGCCGGGGTCTGCTTTTCCTCAGCCCCTGACTCAGCAGCCTCTTCTCCCGCAGCGGCCTTTTTGCCCCTCTTCTTCGGTGGAGCTTTCTCTTCCCCAGTCTCCCACTCAGCAGCAGCCTCTTCTCCCACAGCAGCCTTTCTGCCCCTCTTCTTCGCCGGGGCTTTCTCTTCCCCAGCCCCTGCCTCAGCAGCAACCTCTTCTCCCGCAGCAGCCGCCTTTCTGCTCCTGCTCTTCGCCGGGGTCTGCTTTTCCTCAGCCTCCACCCCGGATGTATCCCCGGCAGTGATTGCTCTCTTTTCCTCCGCATCCGCCTTCGCTTCAGACCCCAT